CACCTCAGGGGAATCCATGGGAATCGGCCTTCAACAAGGTAGTGAACCTGTTGGGCAGCCCGGTGCAATCCCCGTTCCAGGGAGTACCATCACAGGTCCAGGATCAGGCTCCGATTCAGTATACCCAGGCAAACTGGGGTACTCAGGCAGCTCCAGCCCAGGCTCCAACTTGGGGGCAATCGGCTCCTCAGACCTCGCAAACAAGCCAGACCTCATACAACAACTCTTCCCCAACCTACTCAGTCAGCTCGTTGGCGGACGTAGCGGAAGTCCTGGATTGGAGTCCAGAGAGTCGGATGGTGGTGGAAAACTACGGGACCGAAGCACCAGCGATTCTAAACCAGTACGCTCTAAATCTCGAAGGCGTAGTAGATAGTGCTCTTGCTTGGGGATCTGAAGCCCAACATCAGTTTGCTCGTGCAGCTGATTTCATGATCACTGAGCATCAGGAGAATCTCGCTTATAACGAGATGCTTACTAATCCTGATATCTTGAGTGACTATACACTTAAGTTCTTTGGTCCTGAAGGTCCATACCCCGTGTATGAATCTGAAGCTGAGTTAGCTACTCCTGGTTATCCAACTGCTGCTGTTCCTATGCAGCAAAACAATGTTGCTGGTCTACCTGCTCCCCCACAAGCAAGTGCACCACAAGCTCCCCAAGATTTCTGGGGTTCTTTCAAGCAACAGATGGATCAAGATCCTAGCCAAGCCTGGCGTGTCATCAACCAAGCCTCTCCTCAAGCGATTGCTAATAAGCTTTTCGTAATGGAGTGATTTAATGAGACAACTTGCAGGTCGTTTTTTAAACGGTATTACAAGTAGTCCTCTTCAGTCAGCAGCAGCCGGTGGTCTTGCTACCGCCGGTTTATCTGTTGGAGGAAACCTCGCTTCTGAAGAAGGACGTGAAAAAGGTGCTGCACGTATTGCTCTAGAAGCTTTAGGTGCTGGTGCATTAGGAGCTGGTGTTGGCTCACAAATTCCATCGTTAAAAAAAGAGTATGCATCTGTTGACGGTGCCAAGGTAAGGAGAGGGCTAGATAAAGTCGTTATTCCTGAAACTCAGCAACAAGTCGTACAACAAGATCGCTTAATTAATGCAGTGCAACAAATTAGTCCTTATGCGGGTGGCGCCGTTTCTGGACTTGGTTTATTAGCTGCAGGTGGCTTAGGTGGACAGATTGGTGGTGGTGTAGCCAACCTTGGAAACATGGCTGGTCTCGCTATTGACCCTGAATCACCTGGATCAAGCAACACACAAGGCTCGCGTATGAGTATGCGAACCCAGCAGTTACCTATGTATTAATCAGTACATGTATTACAGACTGCTAAAATTTAATGTAGATAGGACTTTTTGTCCGATCTTTCATCCGACAAAACTATTCCTGCGAACTGGAGGATAAAAGACTGTGTTCTTAGACAACGATTTTCCTAAGATTTTAGGTGCGGAACTATACCGCCCCCATCCTGCTTACATTTGCGAGATGGCCGTTGAGCCTGTGGTCGTTCATGACTTCACCTCACAGCCTGGTCAAACTGTACAGTTGGATCGCTACAAGTTCTGGGGAACGCCCGGCACCAAAGATAGCCGCGAGCGTATCTCAGACCAGACTATTGGTACTGCTAATAGCCGCAACATCACTAAAGAAAAAGTGCTTGTTGTGCTTAAGGAGTACACCGGCCCTGCGGACCCAGGTGATCCTACACAGCCTTCTACCTTTAAGATTGCTCGTGAAACTCTGATCACTGCTCAGCGTTTGCTGCTTGATACCGGCAACCTGAACATGTTCCACCAGTCCATCGGTAGCTTGACGCTGCTTGATGACTATCGTCGTTGGCGTGACCGCGTCTTCATTGACGAACTTGCCAAAGCAGAAGCACAAGGTCAATCATCTTCTACGCAAGGTGGTTACTACTTCGCTGGTGATAAGGCCAAAGATACACAAGGTCGTGTTTCTTACACAGCTGCAGAATATACTGCACAAGTACAACAGTTCTCTGTCCGTACTGACCTTCTTGAAGTCGTAAAAGATCTTCGTAAGCGCAACGTACCTACCTTCGCAGATGGTTTGTATCGTTGTATTTGCGATCCCGTGTTCATGATGCATCTGCGTCGTGACGAAGACTTCCGTGAGATTGCGCGTTATGCAGGTAATCCTGGTCAGGGCATGTATATGTCCAACCCCATGATGCCTAACAACAGTAGCTTCTACATGGGACCACAAGCTGGCCAAGGTTACTTCCTTGCTGGTGAGCCCGTCATGCCTACTGGCGTTCAGTTCGAGGGTGTTAAGTTCTTCGAGTCAACTAACTTCCCCAATAAGAGTCTTAGTGCATCGTTTGATGCAGGTGCTAATTATGCTTCTGAGGAAGTTGCACAAGGCTACTTCTTTGGTCCTCAGGCAGTTGGTGTTGGTATCGGCGGTCCAAACGCACAAGTGCTCATCAACAACAACGATGACTTTAGTCGCTTCATCATCCTGATTTGGCAGCTTTACGCAGGTTTCGAGGTTCTGAACAAGGACTTCATTACCAATGCATTCAGCTTCCTGTCTGACGATGGCGTGGTGTAAGTTAAATCTATAAACCTCTATTGAGAATGTAAATGGCATACTTATCTGCTAAGAAAATTTATCCAGCCGATATGGCTGAGCCTCTTAACGGTTGGTATCAAAATATTGATACCAACGAAAGTGGAACCAACGATAGCTCTAAAGGCGGCCCTACTTCTGTATTGGCTAATCCCGGCTGGCGCTTTTTCCAGCTCCGTGGTTACGTTCCTGTAACCAATGCTTCTGGTGACGGTTATGTCACTACTGCTGAAGTCATCATCCCTTCTCCTTATAAGAATGATGATACTCGTGTAAACATCACTGGCATGGTTGTCGGCGCTACTGCTGACCGTCCTGCTTATGTTTACCGTTCTTCTGTTTCAGTTGCCCAAGGCTGGGGCGACGGACGTGTCGCACTTGATGGTCTCACCACTTCAGGTGCTACTCAGGTGATCGGCTTTGGTCCTGGTACCGCTAGTGCTCCTACCACCTTCTCTGGTGTTGTACAAGGCGCTAACGTTACTGCTGTATCGAACAACATCGCTGCAGGCACAGGCGGACTGGGTACTAACCCCTTCCAGACTGCTACGACCTTGACAGCCCCAATGCTCTATAAAGAGTACACAGCTGATCAAACGTTCCGCGTCTATTCAAAGGCAGCTACTAACTCCACCGCTACTAACGGTGGTTGGGCTATCTCTGATGCTGACAAAGCAGCTGGTCGTTATGGCTACATCCTGGTTGAAGTTTGCTTTGTCCAGCCTGATGTATCTGTTGAGTACGACGATCTTGAGCAGTACCTCCCTTACAAAATTGCTTCCTAGTAATTTTGTAAAAGTGCAATAAATAAAGCTAAGATAGGACCAGTAAATAAATGCTGGTCCTATGCTTTATAAACATAACAGAACAGGGGCACGACTTAAAGTTGTAACTGAATGGGATGAAGGAGATTGGTTCATGGTCGAAGATCAGGACGGTAAGGTCTTCACTGTATATAAAACAGAACTTGTCCCAGATGAGCAAGCGACGAAACAAGTCAAAACTCTTCAAGTTAAAGATGCAGCAAAAGGTGACGAACCACGCAAGTTCCCAACTGAAACTCGTTTAAACATCAATGGCGCAACTGCTCAAATGATCGCTGATCATATTAAAGGAGTTGGTATAAAAACAGCCAGAGATATTAAAGATTTGCAATCTTCTTTGTCGGGTGAAAGATTTAACAATCTTGAACAGTTGCGACAGATTTCACGAGTTGATTGGGACTCTGTGTTTGCTGCAGACCTTGTTCGTGTTTAATCAAAGCCCTTCGGGGCTTTTTTAATTTATAATGAAAGGATACGGTTGTGGAAAGTGTCACAGTTATCCGATTTCAATAAGAGTCGTATTAGATACCATCTGGGTTACTACATTGTTAGTATTCCAGCAGGTGACTATGCGAGCTTAGAGGAAGCAATGAATTCCGTACCGGATTCAGTGTTTGCAGATAAACTTGTTTATCAAATTGGACGTTGTGATGCAGCTGAACGTAAGACGCAATTAGCTTCTTTTGAAACAGATTTCCAACCACCGAGTACAAGAGTTGAAGGCATTGTTGGAGACGTTGATCGTACGATCCGTTCTAGCAATGTCAAGGAAGCTTTAAAAGTATGGGACGAAGTGTATCTGTATGAGACTAATCGTCTTGCACAGATTCTTTACGTACCTAACTATAAAGATCCTTTCCAGGCACGTTATCGATACGAGCGTTCCGGAGCAGAGTTTATCATGGCTCTACCTGGACCTGCAGATACAGCTGTAGGTGCCAACCTCTACCTCCACGTTAATTATAGATAGTCATGTCCCTTAAAAGACTCGGTAAACTCTTCGTCAGATATGGCGGTCCAACTGTTAAACAAGGACTGGATGTTGTAACGAACCCTAAGACATATCAAGGTCTTGCTAAAAATGTTGATGATGTTTTGCAGCGCAAGATACCACAAGCAGGTGTAAATATACAGAATGCACCAATGAGTTTACTTGGGAAAGTAAATGATATCTTTGATATGGCTCCTGGTAGTGCAAAAGAAGCTGCTAGAAACCAGCTGCAAAGAAATTTCAGAATGGCTGACCGTCTTTCACAAGGTGCTCCTGTGCCTAGAGGAGGGTTATCTTCTACTGGAGCGTTACAAGCACCTAGTGTGGGACCGCAAACATTACGGCGTACAGGTTTATCTCCAGGTTCAGCCACACCGCCTAGACCTAGTTTTAACGCACAGGATTTTAGAGATATTGGTGGACCACAACTAAGATCATCTTTGCGACCCAAGCCAACAGGTACTAAGCTTGCTGGTAACCTTTCACTTTTAAAACGCATTCCTAAATTAGGTACAGTAGGTGCTGTTGGTTCTGGTCTTTATGACCTTAAAGAAGAGTTAGATGCAGGAAGAACTCCTGTTGATGCACTTGGACGTGTGGTTTTGGGCACCGCAGGTGGAATAATAGGTGGAGGAATTGGTACTGCAGCAGGTATAACGTCAGGCCCTGGGCTATTTGCGACTGGTCTGGCGGGTAGTGTAGCAGGATACGAAGCAGGAGCAGGTCTTTATGATTTCCTGAAAGGTGAAATGTACCCTGAGGTTCCAGCTGATATTATTGCAATAAGAGAAAGACGTTTAGCTAAAGAAGGCAATACAAACAAAGAGTCAAATAAAACAAAACAACCATCACCGATGTATGGAACAATTCCTTCATCAGTAAACACTAATTTAGGAGCATATGATCCAGGTGTTACACTCCCTGGTGGACGCAGAAATACTGTTGAAGAAATTGTTTTAGATGATAATAGTCCTTTCGTTCCTACCCCTAACAACCTACCGTCTTCTCCTGAAGCACTCTTAGCTAATCCACTGCAGCAAAAGATGGCTGAATATGAACAGGGCAGAGCTAAGGCAACGACGCAAGAAGAGATGAATGCTGTTAGAGACATGGGAATGGCAATCTATCAAGCTGCTAATCCACAGATGTATGAAGAGTCTTATAACCCTCTGATGGCAGCTACCTTCCCTGAGCGTTATACCAAAACACCTGAAGATTTTATTGTTCAAGGAGGTATTCAATCACCAAGAGGTATGACAGAAAAAGATGCAGCAGAAGCCACTGCTTTTGGTAATAAGGTACAAGCTATTGAAGGATTAGATGTTGACCCCAGGTATAATCTTTTTGAAGCAGTGTCACGTGACCCTGTAAGTCAGTTTGAAGCAGCTAAGTTAGCAGCTGCCTATAAACTTATTAACCCCTGATTGTTTTGAATTTTCTTTGTGGTCTTTTATCAATTGTTACCTGTGTTATGCCTAATACTCTAAATAACAAAACAGTAGCAAACCTACTTAGGCAAGCAGGTTTTGATGAAGCAACTATCCCAAGGATGGTTAGTATTGCTAATGCAGAATCTAGTTTGAACCCAAGGGCACATAATCCCAATGCAGCAACTGGAGATAACAGCTATGGGTTGTTTCAAATTAATATGCTCGGTGGAATGGGAAATGAACGTAGAAAAAACTTGGGTTTAGAAAGTAATGAAGCTTTATTTGATCCTTTAACTAACGCTAGAGCTGCTAAAGCTATTTATGATCAGCAAGGTTTAGGTGCTTGGTCAGTACATCGTTCGGGTGCAGCAGACAAATTTACACCAACAGCAGAAGAAATCGGACCATCAATTATTAATCCAGATGGTTTTCTTGAAGGCTATAAGGGTAATGTGACAACACAAATTCCTGATGGTTACTCAGGTGCTGTGACCGTTAATAATTATTATGGAGATGGCACTGAAACAAAACAGAAAAAGACTAAGGATCTTACATCATCTTTACTGACTTCTTTAATTACGCAACAAAAGCAGAGTCAGATGGCTAGCCCACTAAAGCTAATAATGGAGCAGATGCTTAAAAAAGGCAGTGGAAAGCTCGATCCTCTTATGTTATTTAACCCTTAGAATAAAACAATGACTTTCTATCGTCCTGTACAAATTGGTGTAACTGGTCCTAAGGGAAGAATGGGCGCAGGTACGGGATACCACATTGATAGTAAGTATTCTTCTTCTCTTCCATGGGAAGATATTGTTGGTAGGTTTGATTCAAAGGCTAATCTGTACAGTCAACAGGGGCGCAATATTGTTTTCTCTAACCAAGGGATGGACTATGCCGCGTACAACCCTAAGGCTGAGATGGCAGCAAAAGTAGCCTTACTACAGAAAGCAGCCGGAGCACATGCACCTAGAGAAGGCTTCCGTTCCTTTGATTACTTTGCGCCAAAGGGTACAGACGTTTGGGATAAGAGTGCAGAAGGTGCACCTATTTATTTAGCAGTAGAAGATGGTCGTGTACCGACTATTTCTCAAGCACCTGACTATGGTGTCTATGGTTCTGTC